GCCTACCTAGATGACGTGTCTGCGATTTTCCACGCCGCCGCCTCGCACAACCTTCCTGCCGGTCCTTCGCTTAGAAGCCGTTGCTGTACTTCGCCACGAGCCACACCTTGAGAGCGTAATCGTCGCCCGACGCCTGCAGCTTCGCGAGGTCGCGGATCGCTTTGGCCGCCTTGCGGCCCCATGCGCACTGATGCTTGCGCTCGTCGCTGAGGCGAATGAAGTGGCGCGGCGCCTCGATGATCTCGACGTTGTAGCCCTGAACGGTCATCTGCGTGTCTCCACCCCTGATCCCCCGAGGCGCCGGGACAGTCTGTGATCGACTGTCCACATCAATATAGCGACGGGCCTTGACGCTGTCAACGAATATCTCTAAGAATTATCCACATGAGAGTTCGCCAAGCGCCGCAACGCCCTGCATCTGCTCAACCGCCGGAGGGCCGGCTGATTGGCTACGCGCGCGTCTCGACGGCGGAACAATCGCTGCAGATGCAGACCGACGCGCTCACCAAGGCCGGCGTCCACCGCGACCACATCCACGCCGAGACGGCGTCCGGCGTCGCAACCCGACGCCCCGCCCTCGCGCTGGCGCTCAGGGACTGCCGCAAGGGCGACACGCTCGTAGTCTGGAAGCTCGATCGGCTCGGGCGCTCCATGCTCGATCTGCTCAACCGGATCGACGCGCTGGAGAAACGCGGGGTCGGACTGCGGTCGCTGACAGACGGCATCGACACCACCACGCCAGCCGGCCGGCTCATGCTGCACATGCTCGGGGCGCTGGCTCAATTCGAGCGCGACTTGATCCGCGAGCGGTCACGGGCCGGGCTGCAGGCGCACATCGCCCGCGGCGGCCGCGTTGGAGCTCCTCGCGCGCTGAAACCGGAGCAGGAAGTTCAAGGCCGGCAGTGGCGCCGGGCCGGCATCAGCGTCAGAGAGATTGCGCGTCGGCTCGGCGTCACGCCGCAGACGGTGTACGTGCGTGTGATCGGGCGCGAGCCCAAGCAGAAACGATGAGGAGATGATGATGGATCGAGGGGGCGTCGATGCCTACCCGCTGGCATGGCCGGCAGGATGGCCACGCGCTACGGAGCGGCAGCGCTCTCGCTTCGACGGCACGCCGGCACGCATCCGGGCAGAGCTGATGATGGAGGTAGAGCGGCTCGGCGGGCGATACCCAGTCCTGTCGACCCACATCCAATTGCGGCGAGACGGCCTGCCCTACGCCACACAGCGAGAGCCGGATGATCCTGGGGTCGCGTTGTATTTCGAGCGGCGCGGCCGCCAGATGGTGTTCGCGTGCGACAAATGGGACCGGGTGCAGGACAACATGCGCGCGATCCAGCGCACGATCGAGGCGATCCGCGGCATCGAGCGATGGGGCGCCTCCGAGATGATGGAGCGAGCATTCCAGGCATTCGAGGCGCTGCCTCCGCCGGAGTCATGCTGGACCGTCCTAGGAGTGCCGCCGACCGCAGCGCGAGACGACATCGAGCGAGCGTACCGTGCTGCAGCCAAGCGGGCTCATCCCGACGCAGGCGGCAGCGACGCCGCCATGGCGGCGCTCACGCGAGCGCGGGATGAGGCGATGAGGTCGGCCAAGGCCGGGTGACAACGGAGAAGACCGATGCAGGAGGTTCTGTGCAAGGGGGACTGGGCGCTCGGTACTGCATGCGGCGAATGCTCCCGATGTAGGGCTACGTCCTTGACCGGTGCCATCGACCTGCTGCGGCGCAATCGAGCGTTGGTTTCGGAATTTGCTGAGGTCAACGTGCGGCTCCAGCACCGCGAGAAGCAGGTCGATCGTCTTGAGCTTGCCCTGCACCGGATCGTCGGGCACGGCAATATCACCGTCGAAAAAGCGAAGGTGATCGCCGCTGACGCATTGAAGGTGGCGGCAGAGCAATGAACCGAAGGGAGAGAAGCGATGAAGCAGTGGAGCGAGTGGTTCGAGCCACAACCCGCCCTCCGGGGCGCGAGCTTACCGGACCAACTTCGTCGCGCGGCTGACGAGCAGGATCGGTTGGCGGACAACTACCGCGGCTGCACATTCGTCGGCGCGTGGCCCGGCGGCTACCACATCTCACTCGCGTCACTGTTGAGGTCCGCGGCAACCGAGTTCGAACGCCTAACGCCTCCGCCAAAAACACCAGCCGAGATTGCGGCTCATGCCGCAGCGCAGGGCGAGTGAAAAGGGAGAACCTCGTTGAATGTCGTCGACATCTTCAGCGGCATCGGCGGATTTAGCCTCGGCCTCGAGCGAGCCGGCATGCAAACCGTCGCCTTCTGCGAAATCGATGCTGCGTGCAGGGACGTGCTTCGCCGACATTGGCCTCGGGTGCAGATGCACGAAGACATTCGTGCTATGCGCGGGCTTCCCTTGTCAGGACTTGTCGGTTGCGGGGAGCCGAACGGGCCTGAGCGGGGCGCGGAGCGGGTTGGCTTTCGACCTTCTTGGGTTGTTATCGAAAACACCGGCCACACCTGGCGGCGGTGGGTGCCCGAACTGCGGCGCGAGTTGTGGTCCCGAGGGTATGCCAGTCTGCCGCTTCGAGTGCGAGCCTCAAACGTGGGAGCGCACCATGAACGCGCCCGCGTCTTCATTGTTGCCCACGCCGACGGCGAGCTCCTACGGGAGCTGTCGCGGTGGTGGGATGGGCCGGGTCGGGAAGTGGCGACACAGTTTGCACAGTCTCAAGATTACGCACCCCGAGGACTGGGAGCGGATGATGGGCTTCCCGATTGGGTGGACCGCCGCCGAGCGCTCGGCAACGCCGTCGTCCCGCAGATCGCGGAAGTGATCGGGCGCGGGATTATGCACGTTAGCGGATCAAGGTGAAAACGGAGGGAGACGATGATGCCCAGCAGAACAATAACACTGACCGGATCGTCCGCATCAATCCTTGGCCAGCCCAAAAAAGATCCCGGCTGGTGCGAACGCGAGAACGTCGAACACTCCTGGGAGTCCGGGCCAATCCTCACGAGCAACCCGCCGATGCCTACGCGGGTCTGCGTCAACTGCGGCAAGCGTCAACATCAACGGCCCCCTGCATGGGTCGACGACTGACAACGGGGACGACCAATGAGAAGCAGATCCGCGCTGCGCGACATCCTGCTCAACGAGGCTCGCTGGGCCGGGTACCTGCGACCGAGTTACAGGCAAGTGAACCTGACGATCGACATCAAGCGCGGCCGGCGCCGCGTGAGACGGATATAGGGGGTGGCTCGTGGCCAGACCGGATTTCGGCACGCGCCGAATCGAGCAGAACGGCGCGTGTTTAGAGTGCCGCTGCATTGCGCCCGGCATCACGATGTCGGATCTGATGACCGCGTATCACGAAGCCGAGACGGCATGCACGCTGAGCGATTCTTTCTCGGGAGATCCGAGCAGGTGGCCGGGCTCGCGTGGCGTGCTAGCGGTGACGGAGATGCTGTTGACTGCGATCTACGGCGAGAAAGGACACGCAGATGGAGTCGGGCATAACTAAATATCTGCGGCTCCCCTATCACAGGGTCGTCGGCATGCTCCGGCAGGTCAGGCAGCCTCGATCTTGCTCTCGTCGACGGTCATAAGCCGGTAGCCGCCGAGCATGAGCATCGCCACTTGCAAGCGCCCATGCATGACGTCCGTCACAGTGACTTGACGCCGATCGTGGTAGCCGAGACGGATCGTCAACACGTCGCCCGGCTTGATGCGGGCGAGGGGGGTCGTGGTGCCGTCAACCGAGCGGATCGCCGCCATCTGCTCGTCCGGGATCGGCTCCGGGCCATCGGGTCCGAGCACGCCGAGCAGCAGCCGGCGGCCGTTGAATTGGGCGGTGTGAAACAGCCGCCACGGGATCTCGCGAGCGAATACGTAGCCCGGGATCAGCGGAAGGCGAATAGAGCGGCGCTTGCCGGCCCGGCGATCCGGGCGCAGGACCCGGACCTCGATCGGCAGGAACGGATCAAACCCCTCCGCTCGCAGCACCTGAAAGGCGCGCCGCTCGAGCTGGCGGCCGGTATTGAGCGCATACCATGTCATAGGCCGATAGCCCTCCGCCCGTTGGCCGTGATCGTCGCTCGCCAAATGGTGTCCTTTCGGACCCGCCCACCTTGCACGTCCGCCCATCCTCGGTCGACGAGGCCCGCCATCATGCGCCACGAGATGGCGATGGTTGGTGTCCTGAACGTCGGCGCTGTTCCGCGGCCGGTCGCGCAGTGCCGCGCCAGCGCCCAGAGGCTGCGCCTCTGCATTGGACCGGGAGTGCTCATGCGCTGATTTTCTCCTGCTTGATACGATCGAGCACGCCCCGCACCTGCGCTTCCTCGCAGCCGAGTTCGGCCGCTACTTCTTCGGGGTTTTTTCCGTCCGCGAAGTATTTGCGCGCGACGGCGAGACGAAACGCTTTTTCTTGGAGCGCACGATTTGTAAACGCTTCGACACGTTCTTGGTCGATCGGGTCCAATTCTTGGAGCGTATGAGCTTGGTCATCGATCACGATCCCGCCTCCGCCACGAGCCCCTGTGCAATCGCCTCCGCCATGGGGATGCAGGTGGTTACGACGATCGGGCGCAACTCCCCCTCCCATTCCGTCATGACGGTTTCCCCGCTGTCGACAAGCCGCGCCTGCTCGGCGCAGTCCTCCCATGATGAGGGCCGCATGAGCATCTGCGGCTCGCATGGGTCGGAGGAGCAGGCGAGGATCACGAGCATGAGCCAGTCCATGGGATCAGCCCTCCCGGTGCAGATGATGGTTTGTCGAGGCCACCTGCATGGCCTCAAAGGTGTGTCGATCCGTCTGCGGCGGGGGCGGCAGTGGCGCGAACGCGTCGGGCATCGCCGCGAGGTCGCGCTTGAGCTTCGCGAAGAGGTCCTTGGCGCGGGCGATCTCCTCCGGGCTCGGCGGCGTTGGATCAATCGGCGCGTGCTCTGCAGGCCGTCGCATGGCCTGCAGCCGGGTAGCGGCGGCGTTCACGTAGCGGCGCAGCGTGGCAGGGCGCGGCCAGTAGTCCTCGCCGTCGATCGCGGCGCTCGCCGCTGCAGCCAGAACGTCGCCCGACGTGTTGGCGAGGCTGCGCCGATACTCGGCGATAAACAGATCGCCGTATTCGGTTTTGGGCTCACCCCAAACGGCAAGAAACCGGGCGATCACGTCGTCAATCGTCATTGTGCGTACCTCCTCGCGATGTCCGGGTTTGAGGCGATCAGCGCGGCCATCACGCCGCCGGGCTTCGGCTTGCGGGGCTCAGCCTGCTTGCTCGAGGCGGCCTTGGCGTAGCGCCGGTCGCGGTCCTTGCGGTCGGCCACGATCCGGGACAGCGACCGGCCGACCTGCAGGGCGAGCAGCTGCCGGCTGTTCGGCTGGATCGCGCCGGCAGCCTCGATCAGGGCGAGGTCGAGCCGGTCCGCGTCGCCCTCGAACAGGTCGAGCCAGAACGCCCGGTTGCCGTCGTCGAGCCGAATGGTTTTCGAGCTGGCATCCCAGGTCACGCCGTCCGGGTTGCACCGCTTCGGCGGGGAGGGGACCAAGGGGGGACTATAGGGGGGAATAGGGGAGGGGTTATTACTTACGTTAGATACAACCTCAACAGTTGTTGGGTTAGGTTCAACACCGCGCGCGCGCGAGGCGCTGGAATTCCAGCGTTGAACGCTGTTTGATGGATTTCCAGCGCTGGATTTCTGGCGCTGCGCTGGATTTCCATCGCTCGTGATGGATTTCTGGCGCTGGATTTCCATCGCTGATGGATTTCCAGCGGCGCGCAGAGCACGGACGTTCTCGCGCACGGTCGACGCCTTGCACTCCGTGATGCGCTCGATCTCCGCCCGGTCGGTGACACCGGCAGCCTCGAGCACTGCGATCAGCTTTGCCGTCGACGATAGGCCCTTGGCCATGAGGCTTTCGAGAAGCTCACGCATGGGCGGCCTCCGCCTCGAGAAGCCGCAGGATCGTCTCGACGAAGTCTTGGGCCATGCCAGTCGCCGCCGAGATGTCGTCAACCGACAATCCGGCAGCGGCGAACGCGCCGACGAGACGCACGCCGATCGGCTTGTCGTCCACATTTTCTTGACAGCGGCTCTTGCGCCGCGCCTTGCAGTTGCCTTGATTTGACGTCATAAATCCCCCGTCGCGTGATTCGCGTTGGCGTTGGTAGGCGCGTATTACCCCCCTTAACGGCCCGCTCTCAGAGCCCCGAGAGCGGGCCGTGATTTGTCTGCGGCTCGGGCGATTTGCGGTCATGAGACGAGCCCCTATGAGCCCGCCGCCGTCTGCCGCATCGCCCTTGGTTTGCCGGGCCTCCCGCCGTGCCCCAGGAGATCAGACGGCGGCGTATTCCTCCAACTGTTCGTCCGGCACGCCGACGCGCGTGAGGCGGTCAAGCGTGCGGTCATTCAGCATCCCGATCGAGCGGGCGGCATGGATGGCGCAGTAGGACGATCCGTCCACACGACGCTCGCCGCAGAAGGCGATGCTCGGGCGCTCGCCGATCGGCCATCGGCAGTGATGCGGCTCGAGCTCGAGGAGCGAGGCGACGCGGGCGACCTCCTGCCGCGAAGCCGCCTCCTGCATCAGGGCGGCGAAAGCCGCGCGTGACGCCGCCTTCTCGGCAGCCGAGGCCGGCCGGTCGACGAAGCGTGTTGGCGCTCTCTTGTCGACGCGCGGCTTGGGCGCAGGCGGTGCGGCCTGGAGCTTCGGCTTGCGCTGATAGAATTCCGGCCGTCGCCCGCGGCGCAGGCCGCGCAAACCTGCGCGGAAGGTCAGCCCAATGATGGCCGATCGCGACACGCCAAATTGCTTGCCGATCTCGTTCGCCGACAGCATGCCCTCGCGCCATAGGGCGATCACCTGCTCGCGCGCCTCGTCATCCCACATTCTGTCTGCTGACATTGTTGAGCCCCCGCTCTTAGAAGCGCTGCCCGAGGGGATCGCCCGGGAGAGACTCCGGTCACGCCAGCCCCTCGGGCAGCATGCTGCGATGCCCTGGCGCCCGGAAACGCGGGATACTGATGAATGGAGACGCCCCAACGAACGCGGGGCGGATGAGGTCGTCGGCGGCCGCATGTGGACAGGTCGCGCCGCTCATTGACGCGTAGGCAAAATCTACGGTAATTGTGGCCTACGGTCAACGGCCTCCGGTACGGAAAGGCGTTTGACGTGTGGACAAGGGGGCCGCGGCGCATGCTTCGGCCATGGCAAAGAGACCTCGATCGAGCAGGCACGTCAAGATCATGAGAGCGTTCGGCAAGCGCCTAAAGAGCGCGCGCGAGGCAGCAGGCTATGTCTCAGCGCAGGGCTTCGCGGCCGTCCTCGGCCAGGAGCCACACACCTACCGCCACTGGGAGCGGGGCGAGGCTGAGCCCGATTTTGAGAACTTGACGCGCATCTGCGAGCTGCTGCGGGTGACGCCCAACGATCTCCTGCCGCATGCGGAGCAGGGCGGGCGGGGAAACTCGTCCACAAGCCGGGACCGCTCGGCGGCGTAGCTTTCTTTAACGCAATCCGACGATTACGCCCCGCGGCAAACGGGGCGTAAATTTTTTTTACTTTTCGTGTTGACGTGTGGCATATCGTAGATTTAGATTACGCCCTGTCGAGACGCGAGGGGGGCGCGAGAGGGTCGCTCTAATTCTCGTCTCGGCGCCAGCGGGGGGAAGCCCGGCCGGACCAAGCCCCGGCCGGGTGACCCGCGAACCCAAGGGGCTCATCATGAATTGTCGGTTTACGTATCATCCGAAGGTCGGCGCGATTGAGGTCGCCGAGATCGAGGGCGGAGCAGATCTCGCCTACGATCCAGCAACAGACGACTGGCACGTCGCGTCAATCACGCTCGACGCGCTGCGCATGAGCGACGGCACGGTCGACCTCCCCATGGACCATCCATGGTTCGCGGATATCGAGCGGCACCTTTACGACGATCCCGACATCAACGCCGAGTTCTGGCGCGAGCGCGCCGATGCAGGCCAGCCGCTTTCGACGTTTGCGGAGGAACACCGGCTTCGGTCGTGGGAGGTCGTGTGATGGAGCGCTGGTGCGAAACGGCATGCGCCGTCGTCAATGGCATGCGACGCAAGATTACGCCGGCCCGAGCAGCGGCCCACGCGATTAATTGGGACCGTCTCTGCGACGAGTACCGGACCCTGCCTCGAGGCTCAGATCATGTGGCCATGGTGGCGGCGGGCGCATTCGACGATGTCGTCCGTCAAATAGAAAGGCACGACGAATGAGCGCTGACGTGATCGACCTGCGCCCGATATTCGAGCGCGAATATCCCGACGCGCGCGAGCACGCCGCCCGCCTCGCGGACCACAATCTCTATACCGCCGTCGAGCGCTACAAATCGCTGTTTGGCGGCGCGATCACGGCCGCGCGCTTGAAGCAGATCGCAGCGGGGATCGAGTATTTCGAGCGTCCAGAGGAGGCACAATGAGCACCGAAGTCAGGCACAACGGCGAGGCGATGACCTACAGGTTTCGCACGTCAGACAAATGGATCGGCTACGCGCTGCTCGCCTCGCTGATCGCGTGGACGTTTTGTCTCGGCGCGATCGTGCTTCACATCAGCGGAGTGGGCGCCGCTGCAGCGGACGCCATTGCTATCGCGCTCAGCATCCTGACCGGCGCCGCGTGGGCGGCCATCATTCTGCTGATCAACGATTAAGTGCGAGTGCAAGGGGGCTACGATGGCACATGACACGATCACTATTGATGCGGGGCCCGGCGGGAGCGCTGGTGATCCTGGGACTGGTCACAGTGTTGCTCACTATCGCGACCTGCCTCGGCCTAGCAGCGGCGCTGCTGGCGCGGATGGCATTCGGGTAATTCCGCCGTCGATCATCAAGGCGATCTGCCGCGTGCAGAGCGCCATGGAAGCCGTGAAGCGCGACGGCAAGAACGTGCATGGAAATTACGCTTTCGCGTCCACCGATGCCGTGTACGCCGCACTGACTCTGAAGCTCGCCGAAGCCGGCCTGTCGATCCTCTGCCTGGAGGAGCAGCCGCCCGAAATCAAGCGCGTCGAGAGCAAGGACGGAAAAACCGTCCAATGGGGGCATTTCGTGTTTTCGTTCCTGTTTGCGACGGCGGATGCGACGTGGACGGACCCACGGTTGCGGCGCACGATTTACCTGCTGATCACCGGGCCGCAGAGCTTCATGAGCGCTCAATCGTATGCTGAGAAAGCGTTGCTTCGTTCCGTGTTCAAGATCGCAACCGGAGACATTGATCTTGACGCGATGCCGCAGGCAGACACAGAGGAGGCGCAAGCGGCCCTGCTTGGCGCCGGGCGCAAGCGCAAGTCCTCGGCGGCCGCCAAGCGCGAAGGCGGGCCGGAGCAATTCAACGCGATCCGCGGCGCGATTGCGAATGCAGCGACTCTCGAGGATCTGCGCGACATCAAGATCGAGCACGCAGAAATGATTGCCGAGTTCCCCGAGAAGTGGGCGACACTGATTGATGATGAATTCGCGGTGCGAAGCGACGATATCAGGGCGAGGATGGCGTGAGGCGCAATTCCACCCGCGACCGCCGGGATTGCGTCGAGCGCCACGCCTATGAGCGCGACGGCCGAACATACATGCAGTGCCACATCTGCCGGGGCGAGATCGACTTGGCGACGACCTCGTGGGAGGCCGAGCATCCTGTCATGTACGCGCTCGGCGGCAAAGAGGTTTGGCCCGCCCATTGGCGCTGCCACAGGACCAAGACGGCAACGGATGTTTCCGCGCTCGCCAAGGGCAAGCGGGCTCGCGACCGCAACTTGGGCAGGGGCAGACGTACCGCCTGGAAAAAGAAATTGAACGGTGAGGTTGAGCGACGATGAGTGAAGGCGTTATGGCGAAACTCGGTATTGTCCCCAAGGCAGAAAAGGTCTGTTTCAACACCGTCGCCGCCAAGCGGCGCGCGCAGGAGAAGCGCATTGCGGTCGCAGAAGCCACCGAGCACAAGGCCAAAATGGCCCTCGACGCGGCGCAAGAGGCGTTGGCGCAGGAGCGTGAAGCCGAGAGGGCGATCGTGCGGGAGTTTGCGGCCCTCATGCGCGAGGACGGGATTAGGATAGGGGAGGAGAAATGAGCGCGCTCGAGTTCTCCTTGTCGCTGGCCGCTCTGTATGCGTCTGCACTTTTCACGATTTGGCTGATGGTGGGGCCATGATGGAGATCCGGCAATGGGGATGTTCGACGACGTAACGCTATCCGAGGAGGTCGCGTTACTCGCGCGCGCGCAATACTCGGGAAAATCATCCATCAACGTGAGCGGATGGCAATCGAAATGCTTAGAGTGCTCATTGCTCCAGGTCAAGTTGGCCGCCGACGGCATCACGGTAGCCGGCAAGGGGCGCCCGAACATCACCGGTGCAGTGAGATTTTATCAGATGACGCCTAGTAAGGAATGGATTGAGTTTGTCGCTGTCTATGTCGACGGCAAGCTCGTGGCCATCCGCCACGTGGATGAAACGAAATGAGCCCGCGCCATCTCCATTGCCCCGAATGCGGAGCGGAGATCGCCGAGCCGAAGCGGCGCAGCATTGCGGATCATCGGCGGCTGTTTGCCCTGATCCGCAATGCCTTCGACAATTGGCCTGAGCGCCACGAGTTCCAGCCGGACAACGCAGAACACCTGCGGGCATGGCTCGTGTGCAAGGCCGGATGGCGGATGACGACCGCCTACGACCTCGGCGCGAAAGCGGACCCGGATGTGGTCGCACTCGCCCTGCAGGCCGGCATCAAGGCGGCCAAAGGCATTGGCTTTGTCACGGTGCACAACCGCCTCGTTGCGGTCGTGACGCCGAAATCCATGGATTTTAGGAGCATGGCGCAGGCAGAATTCGGCCACCTGCGCGATGCCATCAGTGACGTGATCGAGGCCGAGACAGGTATCAAACCCAACGGGGGCAATAATGACGCATATGAAGCGGTCGGACGCAAAGCAGCGCTTCGAGGTCATGAAGGCGCTGGAGGACGCGCTCGAGCGCATCGGCGAGGATAAGGTCAAGTACAAAACCGGTCAGAGTGACGAGAAGATCGCGGAAACGATCGGCGTGAGCGTCCACGCCGTCATCAGGGCGCGATTGGACGTGTTCGGGAAGGTGCCGTTGGGCGCTCCGCCCGGAACTGGCGGCCCGCTTGGGCAACTTGTCGAGCGCGTCAAGGGCCTCGAGCGCCGCCTTGAGGCCCTCGAGGACTATCACACCCGCACCATGAAGTCCGAGCACGAGCGGCAGCAGAAGGCGCGCAGCCTCGCCGATCTCGGCGCCATGATCGCGAAGGCCAACGGATGAACGTCAAGTTGTCCGAGATCGCCCGCCGGACCGGCCTGTCCCTGCGATATTGGCAGGGGCGGGCCGCCCGCGGCGACCTGCCCGGGGCGCGGGTCGTGGTGCTCTCCCCCGGCGCCAAGCGCTATCTTGTCGACTCGACGCGCTTCGACGCATGGTGGCAGACGCAGCTTCGGGAGGTCGCATGCGGGGGCTCAGAAAGCGCGGTCAGGTCTATTGGTACCGGATCACCAGTAAGGGACGGTGCTTCGAAGGCTCCCTCGCGACCGACAAGCGCGCAGTCGCTGTTGAGAGACTTGAGGCGATCCGCCGCCAAGTTACCGGCGACCGATTCGGCGAGCGGCACCGAACCTTCGACGACGCCGCAAGACGATTCGTCGAAGAGCACTTCCCGACATTGAGGGAAGGGACACGGGACCGCTATATGGCCTCACTCGCGGCGTTGACACCGCACTTCGCTGGCGCGCGCCTTGCCGACATCGGCTCGGCGAAGCTCGACGCGTTCGAGACGGCGCGGCGGGCGCAGGTCACAACCTCCACCATTCGCCGCGACTTGGCCTGCCTGTCGATCATGATGACGCTCGCTGAGGAATGGGAGTGGATCGAGAAGAACGTTGTGAAGCCCTTCAAGCGGGCGCGCGGCAAGCGCGGGCTTGTCGAGGGTGCGCCGCGCACGCGCTATCTGTCGCTTGAGGAAGAGGCGCGCATCATCGCGGCGGCCTCCGCGCAGTACCGGGGCGCGATCATGGTCGCGATCGACACCGGGTTGCGGCGGGGCGAGTTGTATGCCATGCGCTGGCGCGACGTAGACCTTGGTAACGGCGCCGTGATCGTGCGGGCGGAGACAGCCAAGAGCGGGCGCGAGCGGGTCGTGCCGCTGCTGGACAGGGCCAAGGGCGTGCTCGAGCTGATCGGGCCGGGAGCGGCTAGCGACCACGTGTTCCGCCCGCCGGGGCGCACGTGCTACTCGATGCGCAGCCAGGGTTTGCTCGAGGGACTGCGCGCGGCGGCAAAGAAGGCCGACGTCGCCGATCTCGACTGGCACGACCTGCGCCGGACCTGTGGCTGCCGACTGTTGCAGGTGTACGGGCTCAACATGGACAAGGTGTCCGCCTGGCTCGGACATTCAGACGTGCGAGTAACGGCGGACCGGTACGCGTTCCTCCGGGTCGAGGATCTCAAGCGCTCGGTTGCGCAGGCACGCCAGACGATAAACTGAACGGGCAAAAATAGGGACAGTCAACAGAGGAGGCGAAAATTACCTAGAGATTTCAATGGGGAGGAGGATCGTCCCTGGTGGGGCGGCTGGACTTCAAATTCGGCCCGGGCGGAAAATCGGTCAAGCGTTTTCAGTGGGTTGTGTGCGAAATCAATGAGTTAAGCGACAGTTGTGCGCGCGATGCGCGGTATGCGTGAGCGGCGCGGCGGGCAAAAATGGGGACAGAGCATGAATCTGGAGCAACGCAGCCGTAACGCTCACGAATTAGCGAGCCAGCGCGCGAAGGACGACCCGCTTTGGAATGAACGCTATGTGTCTGAGCTGGAAGCAATCGGCTTCGAGCTCGTCCCGATCGACGACGACACACAGCTCGGCAAGGACGGTCCCCTCGTGGCGCCTGCGCCCTCCGCCAAAGGACGGCCCTACCCATATCCAAGCGTCATTGCGCCAAGGGGATGGCATCCGGCGGCGTGGAAAGCAGACACGCAAGCCACCCTCAAGGCAAAGTACGGCGGATGAAGGGGGAGGACGGGATGGATTTGCTGCCCTGCCCGTTTTGCGATCCGGCGGATTCGGCTGAATCGCCGCCCTGGTTTCGCGAGCTGCGCCGAGTCGACCGGGCGGAGTTCAACAAGAACGGCAAACGGCGAAAGCGGGTGGACATCGCCCATCTCGTCGAGTGCGGCTACTGTGGCGCGCAAGGGCCGTCGGCGTGCGATCCCCTATGGTCGGACGATATGCTTCTGACCGAGGCGATGGTCGAGAGCTCCAAGGCGGCCGCCGCTTTTGCCTGGAACAGCCGCGCGCCGATCAACACTAAGGCTTATGAGCTCGTGAGCAGCCTCATTACCGAGGCGCTCGGAAAGTTGTCCAAGGGGAGGAAGGGATGAGCGAGTCAAAAACTCGAAAGCCGCTCTCGGAGGCGCCGACAGACGGCACGCCGATCCTATATTACCCGACACCCCATCCCGGAGAGGACAACCTGCCGATCATCATCGCGTATGGCGAATTTGAAAAGGGATACTGCAAGGTCGAGAAGTGCAGCGGCGGCTTCTACCACATCCACGACTGGAGCGATTTTACGGCGCTCGCCTCTTATGATGGGGAATGGGAGGAGATCCCGCCTGTTGTGGCTGAGTGGCTCAGGAAGAACCTATCATTTTAAGCTGGCCACACCGTCCGGATCACAGCCCGAGCCGTAGGCGACGCTTGCGCCAAGCCGGTGATGAACCAGATCACGGCGACAATCCACGTGATCGGGTGCGATAGCGCCCGCCGGATCATCGTCCGGGCAGCAACTTGAGCATCATGTCGAGCGTCTCGGGACTGATGCGCCCCGTGGCGCCGAGCGCCAGCAGCAGGATAAGGCCGACGATCTGCAACCACGGCAGGCGGGTTAGATCCGGGAGCTGTCGGCGCGCCTCGAGCTCGCGCAGGCGCTCCTGATGGTCGTCGATCGTCTCCTCCACTCGCGCTTGGCGCCAGTGCAGAAGCTCGGGGTCTGCCGGATTCAATGAAGGCGGCCACTCGCCGGAGTGCCGCCGATGTCTCAAGACCATTCATGCTGGTGTTTTTTTGGCAGGCGCGGCTTTGCCTGCCGCCGGCTGCAAATCACACGGGGCGGAGTATACCACCGACTTGCCGCTTTTCAGCGTGTCGTACACGCTGTTATGCGCGGCGACCTGCCGCTGTGTCTCGCAAGTATCATTCTTGCTCGACTGAATCGGCTTGAAGCTCGCGAGCGAGCTGTCAGTCGAGACGCTGATGGGGGTCGCGCACGCCGCCAGTGCCAGCGAGAGACTTGTTGCGAACATCATCAGAGCGCTTCGCATTTTCTTTTGCTTTCTGTTCGATTTTGACGGCGAGGCGCTGTGCGCCCACGTGCTGCTGCGAGACGCCATACAGTTTGAGGGCGACGAGGCCCGCGAGGACGGCTGCCAGGATGCGGCCCAGCATCGTCCCCCACAGCGACGCTCTGAGCGCCGCCCAGATCATCGTCATCATGCGCTTGCCGCCTTTCCGGTCGCGCCGCTCGGCGTCGAGCGCCCGGCGGCAACGTCCTGTTTCTTCAGCTCTTGGAAAATCTGCGCCGCGACGTACATGCCGACGCAGCCGATGATCATCAGGTGCACGCCGTAGATGCCGGCAAACGCCTTGATGGCGTCCGCGTAGCTCTTGGTCGCCTGGATGTTATCCAACGCCGCCCAGCCGAGCGGCGTGCTTGCCGCCGCGACCTGCACGCGCTTGACGCCTTCGGCGAGCGAGAACGTCCGGGAGTTGGCCGAGGTCACATCCGGCGTTGCCGGCGCGTCGGCCTTCTGCGGCATGCGCGCGGTCGCGACCGCCCCCCCGAACACTTCCGCCTCGCGCGCCCGGCGCCGCACGAGGCCGGCAAGCTCGACGCCGCCGGCCTTGGTCCACTTGGCGAACTGCCCGCGCGCGCCGTCGTAGTCGCCGGCATTCAAGAGCTTCAGCAGCGTCGACGACCCGAGCGCACCCGATCCGACGTTGTAGGAAAACGAGACGAGCGCGTCGTATTGGCCCTGTGTGAGCGGCACCGTCACGAGGCGGGTAACGGCTGCCTCGTGCTTGGCCATCTCGGCGGCGAGCATGGCGGTTGCCTGATCGGCGGTAACGACCATGCCCTCGGTCACGCCTTCGGTGCAGCCCCAACCGATCGTGAGCACACCCGCCGGGCAGAGATACGCCTTGGCCGAACCATCGGCCTGCTTCTCGTGGTAGCCCTCGAATTCCTTGATGAGGTCGAGGCCAGTGCTTGATAGCTTCATGCCGCCCCCTTGAGCGCGTCCAGCGCCCGGCTGGTCAACTCGTCCCTGTTGCGTATCCAATCCGCGACAAAATCATCGACCGCGAGCCCACGCGCCTTGGCGAGCGGCTCGAGCTGGGCGATGGCGACCGCCGCCGCGTCGTCGCTCGCGTGCTGCACGGTAAAGATGAGCTCGCCCACCCGTTGCGCCGCCGCCATGTCGAGCAGCGCCTGGCGCAGCGCGTCGACCTGCTCGTTGATGTGCTGCTCGATCACCCGCTCGACGCGCTCGACGACGATCGGGGCGGCGGCCGGTGCCACGACCTCCGGCGGCTTGTCGTGGACGATGTAGAGAATGCCGACGCAACTCCCGTCGTCGGAGAGCTGCCAATAGCTGTCGAGGTACTGCGTCGAGGGATCGTGCGGGGGTTTCTCCGCGACGACGACCGGCAGTCGACGCGCGCCGGGCGGCAACTCGTGCACGCCCGCCTCGTGCTCGTAGCGCAGGAGATCTCGGCCGCGGAGAACGGCGTATTTCAGCATCCCTAGTTCCCGTAGCTTGCCACGGCGAAGGCGGAGCGGGTGCCGGGAAGGCCCGACGTTACCGTGAGCGGCGTTTGCGCGCTGCCGTAGGACGCGCTCCCGCCAGCAGCACCGGTGCTGCTGCCGTTCAGCGTGTCGTCGTCCTTGGTAACGCCCGCCGAGAAGGTCGGCACGGTCGGCGAGCCGTCGATCGTGAATGACATGCAATAGACGAGGCCGTTGGCGGGCACGTTCAGCGTGCTCGACAGATTGCCGCCCGAGACGGTCGCATTCGTCGCCGTCGCATAAGCCGTCGTGGTGGTGAGGTCGATAATCCGCCAGATGTAGAGCGTGATGTACTGGACGTTATTGTCCCAGGTCAGCACCACGTTTCCGCTCGTGTTGCTGTCGACCTGCGCGATGACGATGCCACAGTGAACATTCGTCCCGGTGATCTGCGCCGCGATCGTTGCTGAGTTGCCGTCGATGGTAGCGCTGCTGAGTGTTCGCGAGCCGCCGCCCGGGACGTAGGCACCGAAGCCGCAAACGATGCGCCGCCCTGTAACAGCCGTTCCCGTCGAGACGCTAATCGTGAAACTCGTCGACGCGGCTGTTGATGCCGTATATTCGCCGACGTAGCTCGACGTCGGAACGCCCGTGCTGCCGCGACGCGCGCCAAACCCGATCAGCTGATTGACCATGAAGCTCATGCGTCGGTGCTCGCTGATGTGGTGAAGTAGAGACTGACGCCCAGAAGCAGCGCGTCAACGGCGAGGGTGTCCGAACCGTTCGCGGCATCGCGATAGACCTGGAAAATCACCCAATCGCCAACGGCCGGGCTCGAGCCGATCGTGACAGCCGAGGTCTCGCCGGTGATGTGCGCCTGATAGGCCGTCGCCGTGTTCGCGTCGGTCACGGTCTGCGCCGTGCCGAACGCGGTGTCGATCGTCTCATCATTGCCGATCGCGACGGCCTGGATGCCCCAGATGACATTGTTCGTCGACGTGCTGTTCGCCGTCCAGGTGAACGCCGCCGTGATCGTGCTGCCGTTCCACGACTTCGGGAGGCGGATGCCGAATTGCGCGTATTCCGCCGTACTCTGATCGAAGTCCAGGGTGGACTGCATGATTTTGTTGGTCGCGCTCTCGACGCTGCCCGCTGCCGCGCCGTTGGTAGTGCGGGCCGTCATGGCGTTCGCCGGTATCCAGACGGTTTCTTTGCCGACCTTTTTGACAATCGTGCCCTCGACGGCAAGCTCGCCGGCTGCGGAGCGCGAGAGCGTCGTATCCGTTGCATGGCCGAGTTCGATCGTGCCGAGCGCGACCGCGATCGACGCGCCCATGGCGAGCGAGGTCGCGCCCGCGAGCGTCAGCGTCGCCGCCGAGTGCGTCAGCGTGACGTTGCCGTTGTTCCAGTTGATCACGCCCCCGGACGCAAGGAACAGGTCGGCCCAGGATACGGTTGCCGACCCGAGCGCCGCAGCATCGTTCGTGGACGGACTTATCAGAGCATCAAAGGTATAGCCGGAGGCGGCACCCGCGAAGGCGAGCAAATTCGCCGAGTGCGTCAGTGTCACGTCGCCGTTGTTGAAGTTGATGACGGCGCCGGAGGCAAAGAACACGTCCGACCACATCAAGGACGTGGTGCCGAGCGCCGCACCATCGCTTGCTGTCGGCACCGCGTTCCGCGAGAACTCAACCGCGCCCGTCGAGGTCGCTCCGAGGCGGATTGTGCCCGCGCCCTTGGCGTCAAGCGACAGTCCCTCGTCAACGCCCGACGAAAGTACCGCGACCGCCGCCCGGCTCGCCGCAGCGGCGCCAGTGACGGAAATGCCGGTCGCGACCGATGCCGTCGAGGCGTCGACCTTGAGCACCGGATTGGTGGCGCCGTTGGCGCCGACCACGAGCGCAGTAGCGCTCGTCGAGGTCACAGTCTTGGCGCCGGCAAAGGTGAGCCGGCCGGCGCTGTGCGTGACCGTCACGTCGCCGTTGTTGTAGTTGGTGACCGCGCCGGAGGCCAAGAACAGATCCGACCACATGAGGCTCGTGGTGCCGAGCGCCTGCCCGTCGCTCGTGCCGGGCGAGAGCGACGCCGCGCCGATCTTCGCAACAATGGCCCCGCCGATCGTCGGTTCCCAGATGTTGTTGGTCCGGTCGTAGACCATTTCGTCGGTGTTATCGACGACCCAACCGGGATTGCCGGTTGCGATGCGGAAATAATTGTTCCCGTCGACGAAGGAAAACGTCGGATTGCTGGCCCCGGCGAAATTCAGCTGGTTGGCCGCATGCGTGACGGTGATGTTGCCGTTGTTAAAATTCGCCACTGCGCCGGAGGCGAGAAACAGATCCGAGTAGGAATGCGTCGCATCGCCGAGCGCGCCGCCATCGTTGGCAGCCGGCGTGATCGACGTCGTGCCCGCAATCGCGCCCGCATCCGAGATCGTAACGACCGAGTTTTGCCCGAGCTTGCCCGTGGTCGTATCGAAGCGCACGACCGCGTTGTCGGTCGCCGAGCTAGGGCCCACGAAATCGCCCGAGCCCGCGCCGTCTGCGCCCTTGTCGCCGACCCGCTCGAACAGGATCGCGACGTTGACGGCGGTCAGGCTCGTGACACCTGACACATAGGTCACGTTGATGGTGTCATAGCTGCCGTTGTCGGTGTTCGACCCGCCAACCGAGAAGCGGACGCGGTTGGCGGGCGTCGTCAGGTCGACGAGGGTGAGATACCCCTTAATCGTCGTGGTGCTGTCGTCCCACTGCGCGATGGCCGCCGCCTGCGAGACGGCGAGGCGATCCGTCTCGTTGATGTAGAGTGCGGTCGCGCTCGAGAGCGTCGCGTTGTTCGCGCGTACCTTGCCGGAGCCGGGATCAGCCGCGCTCGTCCCCGTGTCAAAGGTGTAGTCGAAGGAATAGACGCCCGCCGATCCCGTCGCGCCCGTATCGCCCTTGTCGCCCTTCTCAATGACCAGCACGGCGCAATTGTCGGCGTTGCTGATCGTGCCGGAGGTTGAAACGTAAGTGACGGGGAAGGTCCAGTAGGCGCCCTGATCGGTGCCCGCGCCCGTGATCGTGAAGGCGTGAAAATTCTGCGTCGCGCCTTCCTTGCTGATCTTGATGCGGCCGCGGACGCTCGACGTGCTGTCGTCCCAGGTAGCGATGACGGCCGCCATGGAGCCGCCCGCGCTATCCGTCTCGCTGATTGCGATCTGAGTGATGGATGCGATCGTCGCGTTGTTGCCGGCGACCTTGCCGGAGCCCGGATCGCCGCTGGTGCTGGTGCTCCACTGGTAGGGATAGGCGGCGTCGAGGCCGTCGACGCCCTGCGTGCCCTGCGCGCCGGTCGGGCCCTGCATTGATGCAAGGTCGATCACGACCAAGTTGGCGTATTTCTCGGCGCTCGATGACGTGTCGGCCGATCCGAGGTTCACGGACGCTGTACTCGTCCACGCCTCGAGGCGGTATTCGGTCGCGGCGGCAACTGAGAGATACCCGAACAGCGTCGGCACCAGACCGGAGTTCTGGCTCGCGACGTTGTTCGTCGTGTGGTTGTTGCTGGTGATCTTCTCGGCGCTGTTGGTGACGTCGTAAATCCGGCAGCGGCCTGTCGAAGCGCCCGACGACTGCGGGATGAGCATCGACACCATGGCGTAGACGAGATAGTCGCCCGCCGGCAGCGTGAGCTTGTTCGATGCGAGGCTTGCGCCGGTAATCGAGTTTTTGGCGCTGGTCGCGAGCGGCACCGTCGTCCAGGCGCTCTGCGTCAGCGTGTTGGTGCCGGTGCCGTCGTAAAAGATCTCCGCGACCTCAAGCGCCGAGCTGGTCGGCGCCGTGATGTTGGAGAGATCCGTCCACGTGGTGTCGCGGTACTGCGTGAGCAGGTTTTCGTCGAGCACGTAGGCGAGCCAACCATCGGTCGGCGTGTACTTGATCCAGCTGCCGTTGCCGTCCGCCTCGGCGATGTCGTGCTGCGAGAACGAGAGCGTCGACCATGCGCCGGTCGGCGAGCTGCCGACGATGTAGCGCGCGCCCGCCGTGGGCGAGGTTGGCGGCGACGACAGCCGATCCGTGATCGAGATCAGCGACGGCATGTTGCCGCGCATGATCGGCGGCACGTAGGTATCGACGGTCCAGCCTGAGCCGTCCGAGACGAGCCAGAACGTCTCGCCGCGGCCATTCAAGGCAATCGCCTGCGTCGCCGGCCCAGCATGTGCGATCGTCTGGCTGGAGACGGTCAAGAGGTCGACGTTGTTCGCCGTGCCGGCGTGGCGGATGCCGACGCGGAAGCCGTCGCCGACAGTCACGGCCGAGGGCAAAGTGATTGCGAACGTGCCGCCCGTGGGGTTGGCGTTGATCAGCTTGCCGGCGTCGTTGACGGTGATGGAGTAGGTCGAGGTTTTGGAGAGAACCGGCGTATCCGGCGAGGCCGTGGTCGGTGCAAAGCTCGACGTGTCGAGCGCGCCCGGCAGGTTGTCGAGCGTGAGCAGCGTCACGTCCGAGGCATTCTTGACGATGACTTTGTAGGCGCCCGTCCCGGTGTAGATCGCGACCTTGGTCGTGCCGCCCTGCGTCGAGACCGGAAACCCGCCCGTGTCGCCGTAGACGATCGTCCCGAGCGAGGTCGAGAGCGTACTGTCGCTGTAGACCGTGCGCGGCGTCGACGTGCCGGCGTCATAGAACTCAATGTAGCCGCCGGACACCGGATCGCCATTGGCGTCGGTGATCCGATCAAGGACAGAGAGGATTGGCGTGCTGTCGAGCGGCATTGATTGTTTACCTGTGAGGGGGTAGGATTCTTACTGCGCGCGGCTAGGGCGACGGCCCGAACGTCAGCACTCCAACTGGCTGCCGCTGCGCGATTGATTTGGAGACGCGAAGGAGAACGCGAATGGCCACTCACATCGTTTCGATCGTCGGTCGGCGCATGGAAGCCGTGCTCGAGGTCGAGGCCGAAACCGAGGATCAGGCGCGTGAATTGGCGCTATCTCGGGTCGGCGAACTCACCGAAAAGGACTGGTACGTTGCAGATGAGATCGAGCCGCACTCGGTCGAACGCCTGCACTCAAAAGAGGAAATCGCGGCGCGCGGCCTCAAGGCGTGGTGAAACGGCCATCATCCCCGCGCGGCTGGTTGGCGCTATGATGAACGGCTGCGGCCCCACCCGCTGCGAGGGGGATCGCGAAATTCTCGAACCCGCCACGGCGTGTCGGCGCTAGCAACCGACGCGCCGCCTGCGCAGGCGACAGCCCCTCGGATTGGATCAACTGTTCAAGGCGACGGAGTGCGCCGCTGAATACGCGAGCGCTTGGGATCTGATTTTCGGCGGCGCCGGCGGCCTGCGCCGCCTCAACAAGTCGGCGACGGAAGTCGCTCACGTTGAAGCCGGTCAACAGGTTGCCTGACTGCAGGTGATCGGCAACCTCCTGCCGGAACATAGCCGCGCCGTTGCTGGCCGCGTCATAACTAAAGCCGGGCGCGGCTGGGTTCGAGCCGATCGGCCCGCGCACCCCCCGCACGCGCGGCGTGTTCTCGCCGATCCCCCGTAATATCGTCTCAAAGTCGGTCGGCAGTTGGTCGCCGGGCGGCGGCGCAGGGGGCACAACGGGCGGCGGAGGCTGAACCGGCGGCGGCGGGGGCGGCTGCGCTTGCTGCGCCTGCTGTACGCGAGTCGCGAGCGCTGACGCTTCGCCGGTCGGGGCCAGCCGGTTCATGCCGGGAATCATTGCGTTCACGTTCTGCGCGACGTAGCGACCGCCCTTGTACGCCGATGCGCCGAGCATCGCGCCGAGCGCGGCATCGATGTATTGCTGGGAACCGCTGAAATACCGCTCCGCCCGGCGCTGCGCCGGCGAGCCTTCGGTTGCGTCCAGATTCCATTGCTGCGGCGCCAATGCCATCTCGCCGCCGATGCCAGCGGACAGCAGTGCGCCGGGACCGAACCAAGAGGAGTTTCCACGGCCCTTCGCCGCGTCGAGCATGGCGTTCGCGCTCGACGAATTCGCAGCCGCCAGTGGCACGTTGCCAGCGAGAAGCGCCTCCTCGCCTTGGTCAATTCGCCGGCGCGCCAAACGGTTTTCGAGGCGACCAAGGGTAGCGCTTCCTGCGCCCCCGAGCAGCCCGAGCCCGAGCGGGATCACAGCCGAGCGAACGAGACGGTTCGACAGGATCGGCCCGTAGGTGTCGCGGAACGTCGGATTGGCCGCTCGCGCCATATCCGTCGCGCGCGCGAGCTCCGTTTCATAATCGCGGGCCGCTGCAGCGGCCGCGTCATCCGCGCGGGTCGCGCTTTCCTTAGCGCCCGTGTTTTTGTTCTTGCCCGCATTCGCGGTGAGGCTCGCCGCGTTGGCCGCTGTCGCTGCGCGCCTCGTTTCCAGCATGCGCTGATACGCGGCGGCGAGCGCGGGATTGCTGTCGTGGAGTGTCTGAGTAAACTGGTCGAGCGGCGCATTGATCGACTGCGCCGTGGCGTCGCCGCCTCCGTTCGCCGCTGTCAAGCCGAGCGCGGTCGCGGCGCCGGCGCCAGCCGCGAGAGCCGGATTAGCCCGCGCAACCTGCCCTGCAACCTGCCCGATCGGTAGTGCCGCGCCCATGATCGGGCCTGCCATGGCGTTTTCGAAGCTCGCGCCAGGAGCACCGGCATTATAATCGATCACCGGCGCCATTCCCATTGCGGCGCTGCCCGCGACCGAGCCGCCAACCGTGCCCGCGCCCTCACTCATCCCGAGATAAGGCGCCACTGCCCTGCCTGCCGCCTGCGCTCCCCGCAGCATGGCGTTACCAACCCCAAACCCGCCCGCAAGGTTGCCGGCGAGCTGCACCATCGGCCCGGCCGCGCCCTGGTACTGCCGCCAGTCATCCCGCATCTGCGGGGCGACAAGGCCAACTGCCGCGCTCGGTATGCCGAACGGATCGGCCATGGACGCGCCGAAGCTGCCGGCGGACTGGCCAAAGCCGCGTGCCCATTCCCCCCGCGTTGCGTTGCGCGGCTCGCCCCGTTGGGGGCCGAGCGTTTGGCCGCGATCCTGCGGGGTTGCCTGCTGAGCCAGAAACTGCCGGACGGCCTGCATGAGTTCCGGCGGTAGCGAGGCGCTTTGTTGGGCGGCGGGCGGAGGCGCCTGCGACCCCATGCCCTCGTTGCGCATGAACTCGGCAAGGGCCGTCGCGAGTTGAGTATCCATCTGCGGGTTCATCAACGGCCCCCGGTCGCCATGCCGGGCAGCGTCATCCCGGTCGCGATTGCCATTCGATCCAACACAGAGGCGAACCGTGCCAATCCCTCACGGTCGCGACTGCGGCGCGCGATGGCGAGCAGGATGCGGTTTTGCTCGGCGCGATCCGTCGTGAGCAGGCGGCGGGCCATCGCCAGCGCCACGTCCTGGCGGTACGAGAACACGCGCTGCATGACGCTTGCGACAGCTTCGAAACCGAGGTTCGTCAGGCTCGGCGATTGGCGGAAGCGGTTATACATGGTCGAGAGCGCGTCTCCCGCCATCACCGCGTCATCGTTCAAGCGCTGCGCCGTGGGCGATCCACCGAGCGCCGCGTTGCGGGTCTGCGTCATGCGGGCTTGGCGGTTGATGATCTCGCCGAACCGTGAGGGCCGATCGGCGAACACGCCGTTGCCGCGCGACGCCGGAATGACCTCGCCGAGCAACTCCTGCATGTGCCGGGTGGTGAACAAGCGGCCGATGTCGTCACCGCTGCGACGAGCGCCGGCCGCAGTGCGCGCCGCCTCATACAAGCCGACGCTGAACAGGGCCCGCTGGCGGCGATCGAGCTGTCGGAAGGCTTCGGCGGTTGCGTCCGTGCCTTCCCGTAGCGCGCTGCGCCCGAGTTCAATTGCCGCGAGGTCGCTCTGCCGATTGCCCCACGCGGTGCGCGCCTCGGCATAGGCGACATTGCGCGTCGGGTTCGCAGCGCTGCCGCCGTGAACCTCGTCGAGCAGCGCGTTCTTGAAGCGCGTGAGCTCGCGCATCAGGTTGCCGCTGCCGCCGCGCTCGGCGGCGTTAATCATGTCGTCGAGCGCTTTCTTGGCGTTGTCGAAGCGCTCTATTGTCGACACGGGGAAGCGAGATCCGTTCGGACGCGGCTCGGTGAACAAATCAATCGCGCGCTGCAGCCGCGCCGCGAATGGACGCGGGTATTGCATCGCCTGCATAGCCTGTGCGGTCAGCACGTTCTGAAGGTCGAATGCCTCAGTATTGGCCCGCGCCGTCGCATAGAGCGCGTCGCCCTCACGGCGCATCTCGGCTTGGATGCGCCCCTGTGTGCGTCGAGCGTTGTCCTGGCTGCGGATGCCGAGCGCCCGAGCGAGTGAGTCGAGCACGTTTTCGGCCTGCCCTGCCGGCTCGCCGGCTTGCGGCGCGTAAGGGTTGGCGGGCCCGCGCTGGCGCGCTTCGATCGCCGCCCGCGTGAAATCACCTGCTTCGCCGCCCGCCCGATAGACGCTGCCCGTCAGGCGGCGCATTGCATCCGACGTGTCGGCGATTGCCTCGGGCAGCGTCGCGTTGCTGTTGGAGTTGAGATGCGCGGCGCGCTGGCCCTGCTGAAGGTCAAGGCGGATCTCAGCCGGTGTCGTTCCGGCGCGCGCCATTTGCTGGGCAAGCACCTGCTCGGCTGCCGCGTCCGGGCCGCCGCGCCAGCGCGCGAGGACCGGGTTGACGGCATCGCGAATAGCGCCCGCTGCGCGGGTGATGCCGGCGACCCCCGCCGGCAGGACCGCGCCGAGCGTGCCGCCCACCAGTGCGCCCGTGCCGGCGCCCGCAATACGATCGCCAACGCCTCCCTCGGCATTGCCGGCGCCGTGGATCGCACCAGCCGTCGCGCCGTAGGTGAGGCCGCGGCCGATGGCATTGGTGACGGAGGTCGGCGCGCCAAGGACGGGCACCGCGCTCGCGAGCCCGCCGGCAAGCTGCAGGCCCGCGCTCTGCAGCGGGTTGGCGGTGTCGAAAGCGCGATCTCGCGCGCGATTGTAGGCGGCCGCCTCATCATAGGGCGTGCCAACCGCGCCACCCGAGACGGTATTGAGAATGCCCTGGGTTGCGGCGTTCGCCTCGTCCAGCCACGAGCCGAACAGCGTCCCGCGAGCAACCGCGCGCACGCGATCTTCTACGCCGGTCGCCGTCCGGTTTTCGCGGGCGACATAGGTGTCCGCCCAGATCCGCAGGGCGTCGTCCCGCATGGTGGCGGGTAGCCGCGAGATGGCGCGGCGCACCTGAGCATCGGGCGCCGAGTAGTCGATCGCGTAGAGGGGCCCGTGCGTGCCGGCGCCTATCCGCTCGAGATCCTGATCGTTCAGCACCGGCGTCGTCGGGCCGGCAGGCGGGCGCTGCTCCCGCGGCGCATTCATCGGCTGAGCGCCGACGTCGGGCGGCGCGAGGAACGGCCTGTTGAGCATATCGGCCGACAGTCGCGGAGCGGGCCCCGCGGCTATCGCGTCCATGTCTGCCTCGGAAAGGACAGCGCCCACCATTATCGGACCATCTGATATTGGTTCGGGCCGACCTTCACATAGGTCGCACCGTGCCAGTTGAATTGCGCGCCGACCGGGAGCGCCACGCGCTGCTCGGCCGTGGTGACGGTCTGGACCGCTGCATTAGCCGCGCCAGTGCCCCCCTGTGCCGGAGCCGGTGCCGCAGCGCTCGCTGCGCCCGGAACAGCGCCCGGCGCGCCCTGCGGCGTGAAGTACGTGCCGCTCCGGAGCGCCGCTGCCCGCTCCGTATGTTGGCGAATGCGGTCCTGCGCGGCCGCAATAGCGCGGCGGATGATGCTTTCGCGCACGGCTTGCGGCTGCGAGGCCGAGCCCTGGATCTCGAGCAGGATCTTGCGCTCGCCTTCGGTCGGGGCCGCGCCGAAGATCGCCTTCAGCTGCTCGAGCGCCTGCGACCGCATGATCTGGTCGAATTCCATGGTCGCTTGCCCGGCGCCGGGTCCGGTGAGGGCAGTGATGGCGCCGAGGGTGCCGGCCCCCGGCCCCGCGAACGCGCGGCGCGAGAGCTGCAGCGCCTGGTTGAGCGACTGAATGGCGCTCTGCCCCGACTGCACCGCGTTGTCGCTCTCGCCGATCATCGTCATCGCCTGGGCCGGCAACTGCTGCGGCGGGGCAATCTGGCCGGTGAGGCCGTACATCTGGAAAGGCGTCGGCGGGCGCGCCGGGTCCCATCCGAGCCGAGCCGCCATCGCCTGACGGTCGGTCACGTCATTGAGCGGATTGAGGCGGCGCAGGTTTTCGGCGGCGATCTGCGCCTGTGTCAGCGCGGGCCCAGCGGAGACGGCGGTTGCCCCGCGGTTCGCCCACGTCGCATTGACGCCGGTCGGATTGTAGCCGCGGGAGCGGAGGATCTGCAGCACCTGCCCGTGCGTCGCCTCGTCCGGCGCCATGGCGAGCAGAGCGTCCATCTGCTGCTGACGCTGGTCGGCGGCATTGGCGGCGTTGATGGTCGACAACTGCAGCGCCGGGACGTGCAATTCTGCTGCCCGCGCCTCCTGCCCGCGCGAGGCGGCAGCCTGCGCGCCGAGCAAGCTCGTCTGTGCCGTGAGCTGCCGGAGCTCATAGGGCTGCCGCTGCTGCGCACGGCTTTCCTGTCCTGTGAGCCCCGCCGTCTGGGCTTGCTGATAGGCCATCTGCAGCGGGTGCATTTCCTGGGCGCGGAGATCCGCGTTCTCCTGCAGCCCGAACCGCGCCCGGTCGAGCGCGTTCTGCGCCGAGAACTGCAGCGCTTGGTTCATCGGCGCGAAGTTGATCATCGCGTTTTGCGGATACGCGATGGCCGGGAGGGGGAGGAACTGGACCGTCATCAGCGCGGCCCCATCATGGACATGCTGTTCATGCCGTAGCCCATGCCGGTATTGTTGTACTGATAGTTGTTGTAAAGCTGATTACCCCAATTGGTCATGTTGTTGCCGAAGGTGTTGCCCGTCTGGCCGCCCTTGCCGACCGGCATCCCCGTCATGGCACTGACCGCCATGCTCCCGAGGCCGAGAATATTGTTCCACGGCACCGCAGCCGCCTGCGCGAGCGCGTTCGCCTGGTTCGTCAGCAAACTCGCATTCTGCTGTGCATTGCCATAGGCGAGGCCGGCGCGATTGGCCGCGTTCTGCATGTCGAGGCCGGACCCGTACTGAGCAAATTGCCCTTCCTGCCCCGCGAGCCCGGCAAGCCGCGTCTGCCAGTCGTTGTAGTCGCGGCTGGCGATGTCCTGATTGACCATGCTCGCGTTGCGCAGAGCGCTGCCGGAGTAGTAGCCGCCGCCTGCGTTGGCGCGCCGGTCGACGGCGTTCTGCCCCTGGCTCTGCAGATAGCTCATATATGGCGACGACTGAAAGTCGCTCATCGCTTGGGATTGCGCCGGGCGGCCGTTGATGCCAAGGACGTTGCGGTACAGCGTATTCGCGCCCGACTGCATGAACGGCGCGATCCGGCTCATCGCGTTGGTCGTGCCGGTCTGGTAGAGATTGTCCGAGGTATTGTAGCCGCCGGCGAGCGTGCCCTGCGCCTGCTGCGTCCCTTCGCGGATCGCGTTCTTCTGGATCGCGCCCGTAAACCCGCCCCACAGATCCCCAAGAAAGCTCATGCTGCCTCCAAGGCGCGCAGGCGCCGGATGATGTCGGCCAGGAACCGATGCCAGACGGGATTGATCTTGCCGGACGCGAGCACGAATGGCTCATCGGGCGAGGGAAGCGGCACGTTCGCCATCAGCGCCACCGATCGACAGTTGTCGCGGCGCTCATCATGCCGCGCACGACGTCGGCCGACATGCGGAAGCGCACGATCCGCCCCGTGGGACGAACCAGCCCAAACCTGGTCGAGCTGACCAGTGCCAGACGCTGGTTGATTGTGCCGGCCGATACCGACCGCTCGCCGCCGAAGGTCAGCCCCCCGTCCTCGCTGGTGTCGATCAGCAGCGTGGGGTTGGCATTTTCTGGCAGCGGCGAGTTTGTGCCAACGCCTGTGATCGGATCAAAATCCACCCGGTGCAGCCTCATCCGCCCCGGAAACGCATGCGTCACTGGCGCGCGCGCCTCCCATTGGATCGGATCATCGCCCTCTGCATAGGTGCCGGGGCTCATGCTGTAGAGCAGGCCGTCGTCGTAGTGCCCGGCGATCAGGTCATCACCAAACCGCTCGACGCAGGAGACGCGCCAGCGGTCCATGCCGTAGCTCTGCCGCTCGTGCCAGAACTGCGTCGCGAAGTCGTAGACCCACGTGCCGGCCGGCGATGACAGCGCATAGAACGAGTGGCCATAGGCGCTCCAGGCCGTCGCCGACAACGTGCTCTTGTCGGTCGTGTCGCCGATGAAGCGGTCGACCGCGTTGTTGGAGATCTTTACCGCCTGATAGCCGTCAAGGACGCGCACCGTGCCGTCGTGGGCGACGAACGCGACCGTCTGCGTCACGGCAGCAACCGTCTTGCCCGCGAGCGTGCCAAAGTCGATCGCGTTGGCCCGCTCGAACGGGAAATTTTCCGCCCCCGTATTGGTCCAGAACTCGAGGCTTTTTGTCCCAAACGCGAGCAACTCGCGCCCGCGGCGCGCCGCGCACACGCCCGGATCGCGGTTGACCTCGGCCGTTGCAAACGCCAGCGCGTCAATCGACGTGCCGTCATCAATCGCCGATGCTGTCAGCGTCCCCGTCGCCGAGATGAATACGAAATACCCGTCAATGTGCGTGACGGAGATCGGCGTGGCGAGATCCGCGTCCGAGATCTCGGTCATCACGCCGCCGGAAATGACCTTGTAGATGCCGTCGCACACCACAGCGACCTGGGGGTTAGGCAGCCGGCGGTTGACCTCCATGTACACCGGGCCATCGGAGGGGAGCCCGCCAAGCACCGTCGCGGTGCCGCCGCGATCGACGGAAAACACCAGCCGCCCCGCCACTACATAGAGCGTGTTGTCGACGGCGATCATCGCCCGCACGCCGCCGCCGCCCGTCAGCGTCGAGAAGGACGCAAGCCCGTCGATCACATAGAGCGGATACCGCGCCCGCCCTTCCGGGCCACGGTCCTCCGCATAGGCATTGATCAGCCGCGCGCCGCCGTCGTAGCCGTAGCGGCCGGGGTTGCTCGAGGTCGAGAAAATGAGCGGCACGGTGCGGGGCGCCATCAGATCAGCCGTCCAATCCAGCGCCCACTGGTCAACACGATGCCGGCGTCATAGTTGGGAACACCGGGAACAACGTAGGCCGACGCGATCGCCGCGAAGCCGCGCCGCGCATCGTTGGCGAGCAGAGCCGATGGCGTACCGCCGTACTCCTCGACGATCCGCATCGCGAGGTTGGCGATCACCGCGCCCTCGAGCGAGCGCGAGGAACGCGCCTTGAGCCACACGCTATCGCTGCCAAGGATCGCCTCGTTGTTGGTGAGGAACCCGCGATTGCGCTTGCCGAAGATCAGCGCGTCGTCAACCGCCCAGGTGGCGAGGTCGTCGAGCGACGTCGTGCCGGCGGTGTCGACCCGGTAGAAGTACCCCTGCGTCCCGCTGCCGCTCGCGAGCGATGGCGAGTTGGCCGTTGCGTCCCACGTGCCCTGGTAGGCCATCGCCTCGATCGTCGCCCAATCGCAGTCGGCCGGCGGCACAAACAGCCAGAACGTATCCGTCGAGGCAAACCCGCTCGTGAATACCTCGCGGAACTTGGTGTCGATCGACATAGCCGCCCAACTGTCGAGCAGCTCGTTCAGCGCTTCGACGGTCGCCGCCATGTCCTCGGCCGACGCATCCGTCAGCGCGTCAATGATGCCGAGCCGGCGCAGCGTGCGAGTGGCGAGCGTCGCGATCGTCGTCACGCGGCAGCGCTCCCGTTGGCATCGACGGGCTTCAGCGCCTCGGAGAGCGCACCCTTCCAGATCTTCAGGCCGACGTGCCCCATGGCGAGGTTGGGATCGACAAAGATCCGCCCGCCCATGGCGCGCCAGCGCACGCAGAACGAGTAGTCCTCACCCCACTTGTGAGTAAGACCCGCGTCGTCCTTGTAGCGCACGCCGTCGAACAGATCCCAGGCGACACCGTTCGGGCACTGCGCGAAGCTGATCTTGAGCTCGGCGTCGTACTTGGCGATCATCGCCTGCAACATCGTTTTCTTGAGGCAGACGAAGCCGGCCGGGACGGCCTCAACCTCGAGCCATCCGTCCTCGTCGATCGTCTGCGTCGGGCCGTCCATCATGTGGACGTGGAAGCGGCCGGCCGTGTCGTCGGTGCGGCGCGGGTAGATGCCGGCGCTGAAATCGTGCCCGCTGTCGACGAGGCGCAGCAGCGAGCCCGGCGCCCACGCGACGTCGCTATCCACCATGACGAGATGCGTCGGGCCATCGGCCGCCATGAATTTCGCAACGATCATCGCCCGGCAGAGCGAGATGTCCGCGTTGCCCGTCTCCTCGACGATCTGCACCGTGTCGCCGCGGTCGTAGAGCTTTATCGCGTCGCCGAAGACGGACCGGAACGTTCCGACCTTGATCTCGCCCGTGTAGGCGGGGATCGCAATCACGACGTGCTTAGCCTTGCGGAGCTTCATGCCGCCCCCTTCATGAGGCCCTTAGCGACCAGCGTCGCGCGGATCTCGTTCAGCAGCGCGATGATGCCGTCGGCCTGCGTCTGGCTAAACCCGTAGGGCGACGTATTGGTCGCGGCCGTGGTCGCGACGGCGGCCTGCGCCGAGCCGGAGCGCTGCGTCGATGGCGTCGAGCCGTGGAAGGCGATTTTGTCCGTGGTCGACTTGCCGAAGCTCCAGCCGTCCTCGTTGCCGTGATCCATGTAGAGTGTCGTCATCGCGAGCCCCTAGAATTTCCGCATCGAAGGTTGTCAGTGCGGAGGGGCGGGCAATCGCTCACCCGCCCCCGCCAGATCACGGCGAGCCGGAGAGACGCACCGACAGGCGCGGGTCGATCAGCTTGCGGCCGTAGAGCAGATCGAGGCGCCACTTCGACACGTCGTTGGTGCCGTCGTAGATCGGGATCACACGGACGCTCATGCCCTTGTAGCTCTCGCGTGCCGCGCCATAGGCCGCGGGCGGCATGTGCATCGGCACGATCGCGAGCGCCATCGCGTTTTTGTGGAACAGCATGTTCTGCTTGTACCCGGTCGAGGCCGAGCCGAAGAACGTGATCGTCGCGTCGTCGGCCGGCGCGGCGTTGACCGTCTGGTGCGGACCCGCCGTGATGATCGGCGGCGAGATCACGAGCGTCGTGGTGTTCGTGGTCGTGCCGTCTGCCGTTACGTCGGCGGTGACCACGAAGTTCTGCAGGATCGTGGTCGTCGCCTTGGTCTTCGGGTTGACCATGTAGACGCCCGAGATCGTGAACACCGAGCCCGCCTTGATGGTGGCGCTGGCGTCGTGGCCGTCAGTCAACAGGCTCATGGTCCACGTGGTCTTGGCGGTGTCGTAGGTCACGGTCTGCGACGCGCCCTTGACCAGCGGTGTGGTGTTGTCGGCGGTGCCGTTGGTATGCGTCGGCACGAGCTGCGACATGTAGGTGTCAATGCCGCCGATCTCGCCGAGGTTGCCCTTGCGATAGGCCGCATTCTCAGCGCCGGTGTTGTAGTTGGACGTCGCCGCGCCGACGAGCGCCCAGTGATCCGCCGGGCACAGAATGGCGCAGCGATCCGAGGTCGGGATCGCCATCTCATCCATGCGCTCGGGGCCCTTCGCGAAGTCGGCGAAGGAGTTGATCGTCTGGCCCGCCGTGCCCGCCCAATTGTACGTGCCGGCGTACATCTGGGTGAGAACGTCATTGTACATATAGTTCAGGATATTGCTCATGGCCGGCTTCATAATCCGGTCGGCCATGTCGGTGGCTTTTAGGGTCAGGTCCGTTTCCGTGAACGAGAAATCGACGCCTATCTGCTGGTTGATCGTGAGCGTCACCGAGCCCTCGATCACGTCCTGCGTGCTCAAGGTCGCGCCGGTTCGCACCGTGAAATCGGCCGGCCGGCGGATGGTGAGACTGTCGCCGATCTTGTAGCCGTTGACCTTGTTGGAGAACTCATCCTCGTGGGCTCGGTGGAGCTTGTTCATCCAGCCGAACTCATTCTCGAGGATCGCGAGCGCCTGCTTCGCGATCACCGAGGCGGTAAGCGTATTGTTCGCCATTGCCTAGTGCCTATCGTCGTCGCCCGTTGCCGAAGAGGAGCGCCTGCATCTCTGCGACGCTCATGTCCTCGGGGGCTTTTGCTGCGGATGGCGCGCCGCCGCCTATCGTGGGCGGGGGAGCCGGTGCCTGCGTCACACGCCTGACCGGCGGATCGCTCGCGCGGGCCTCATACATGCCCGTCAAGCGTCCGATCTCTGCCACCTGATCAGTGGGAGTCATGCGGGCGAAGCGCTGCGCGAGGCTCGGGTTGCGAACCAGATGCGCAGTCACATCGGCGGCATAAGCGCTTCCGGCCAAAACATCGGCCGCGACATCGCCGATCGGAACCGTGTGATAGAACTGATGCTTGATCGTCTCGATGTCTTTGATCCGATCGGCAGCGTCAGCCAATTTGGTTTCGAACGTCTCGAATCGCGTATAGGCAAGCTGCTGGGCGAGGGCCTGCGCATTCTGGGCGATTTCCTCGGCGCGCTGCTCCCGGTAAACCGTTCGCGTGCGGTGTGCTTCGGTCGCGTCCCAATTCTGCGGATCGGGCGGCTGCAGCGGGCGATTGAGCTCCTGCAACTGCCTGTTGGCGATTTCCAGCTGCGCGCGCAACGACGTGTTGCGGGCGGTGAGCTGGTCAACGCGCTCCTGCCATCTCCCCTTTGGCTTGCGCTCCTCTGTCGGCTCGGGCGGGGTTGCCTCCGGCTCGGCGGCGGATGCCGGCGGCTGCTCACTCGTGGCACTTGCGCCCTTCGCCGGCTCTGCGGCCGGAGCGGGGGCGGGGGTCGGCGTGGTGGGATCGGGTACGGCAACATGCGCCTCGGCCGGAGCCGAAGCGGGGGCAAGATCGCTCATGTCATCGCTCGTTTATGTGCCGCTCAGCGGCGGCATTGCACTTGCACCCGAGGAATCGGGCGGTGGGACGCCTGGCACTTGCGGAGGCATCGCCCCCGGATTAGCCGGCATGGTGTCCGGCATGTCTGGCGCGGGCGGTTGGATCGCCCCGTCGCGCTGGAACTGGCGCGCCTCGCTCTGCGCGCGGATCTCGGCAATCGTCGCCTCGGCATGCGCCTTGCGCGCGCCCGCCTCGGCCGTCATGCGCTCGTAGGGGTCGATCACCTGCGGCTCGATCACCTGCGGCGGCGCGCCCTCGGCCTGTAGCTTGGCCGCTTCCATCTGCGTCTTGAGGACCTGCGCCTGCGTCAGCGCGATCTGCGCCTGCTTCTCCGCTAAGTTGACCTGGAACACCGGGTCCTGCGTCGGGTCGGGCGGCGGCGGCGACTTCGGATCGTCGGGATCGTGCAGGATCTGCGGCGGCACCGTGTGGCGCAGGCGCTTGGCCATCTCGTCCGCCTTCGGCCAGTCCTGCATCGCCGCGACAAGATCGGCAACGAGCGGCGCGGCCTGCGGGAAGGCGCGCACGAACTCGATCATCATGTTCGCCGCTTCGAAGCGCTTGGTCGCGAAGTTGGGTCCGATCGTCACGCGGATGTCGAACCGCCCTGTCGAGAGATCGTTGACCACGATCGGCTCGCCCATCGGCCCGATCATCTCGTGGTTGATCTTGACGAAATGCTCCTGGTCGCCCTCGCCCTGAATGCGCACGACACGCTGGTTGTCGTAGACCTTCGGGATTAAGTCGATCAGCACCCGGCCCGCGTGCTCGAGCGAGCGCTTGACGTTGTCGATAAAGTGATAGTTCGCAACGTCGCCCTCTTGCTGGCGCGCGCGAATGGCGATGCCGGCCGTCTCGTTCGAGCGGGCGCCGAGCGAGGCGTCATAGATGCCCGTCGTCGCCTTCATGTCGTCGGACGAGATCTGCGCCTCTTGCAGGAACGCCGCGTTGACCTGCACCGGCGGCTGGCGCTGCGGCATCGCGCCGGGCGCGGCCGGGTCGGGATCGTAGAGCAGATACGGCACGTTGCCGCGGTTGGCCTGATCCCACATCTGTTTGTAGGGGCCGATCATGCTCGGCGTGGCGAGCCATGGCGATTTGGGCGCGAGCGCCATCGCCTCGGCCGAGGCCGTCCGGTAGTAATTGTAGAGCTGCTGCGGCTCACGCGCGAACCGGATCACGCCGTAGCGATAGACTTTCTTCTCAAGCGCGAGCTCGGCGCCGATCACCGGCACCAGCGGGATGAACTTGCCGGGCCACTCGTGCGGGCCCGACAGGATCTCGCTGCCGCTCACGATGTAGCTCTCGACGCGATGCGTCTTGACCTCGCGCGTCTTGACGACCGGCGGCAGCATCTGCGGCGGGATGCCTTTGACCGCATCCATGTCGATCGTCTCGCCGGTCGCGAGCAGCGCCAGCGTTTTGGTGACGGGCTTTTTGCACCAGTATTCGGCGATGCGGATGTCGTCGGCCTGCGTCCAGAACGCTGAGCCGGTCGGCTCGCTCGGCAGATCCAGGCCCGTCTCGGACGCATCCGGGTAGCGCTGCTTGAAGGTGCGCTTCGGGATCAACTCCGTCACCGCGATCCACATCGCGTCGGACCGATCCGGCATGACGGCGGCCGGATCGCAAAATACCGCGAGCGGGTTGCGGATTGCTTCCAGCCGGATCTCGAGGTCGAACGCGCTATCGTCAGCGTACTCGGTTTTGATCCGGAACCAACCGATACCGCAGCCGGCCTGATGCTCGGCGGCCGTCGAGAACACGTGCTTGGCACTCGACTGGTATTGGATCTGCTTGAGAATGCCGTCGTAGACCTTGGCGAGATCCGGATCGCTCTCATCGTCGACGGGCGCCGTCTTGATGGCGAGGTCGGCCTGCCGGATGTCGTTCGTGACCTGCCGCAAAAACTGGGGGAGCTTGTTGACGGTCAGCATCGGCCGGCCCTGCGCGTCGCGGTCGCGCTTCACGTCGTCGGGCCACTGATTGCCGGCGAGAAACTCGAGATCCTGCTGCGCGGCCTTGATGTTGTCGCGCTCGTGATTCCACGAGTCCTCGATTGCGTCGCGGATGTCCTTGAGCAGCGCCGCGGCATTCGCCTTCTTCTTACGCTTTGACTGGGAGTTTTCGTCGAGGTCGTAGACGATCTCAGCCATTCGGCCGGCGTATCCGATCTATTTTCACGGCGTCCTGAATATGTCGCGGTTGCCACGCGAGCGGGGCAAACCGCGCATGGCATCGCTGCTCCGGCCAATGGCCGATCGTCGTTTTTAGTCCGCACTCGGCGCAAATGATCTGCGTATCAGACGCCCGGCCATCAATAACGACGGCGCGCCACTCGTGGCCACTGTAGAGGAACAAATCCGGCTGCTTCATCCCGCCATCCAGGCGCCGGCGCCGCGCGACATGAACGTCTGCGACCAGTCCACTGGTCGCTCGATCTTGTTGACCATCGAGGGGAACAATTCCGTCAGCGCCCACACGAGCGCGTCGGTGCGATCCGCCGTGGTCTCGCCCTCTATGCCCAACGGCGTGAAAAGAACCATCTGGTCCTCGAGGGCGGGAAATGCGCCAACATGCGAAACGCGACCCTGCTCATAGAGAGCCGCCACAGGCTCAGCCCGCGTAACCTTGCCGCGCGAGGCGCGAACGCCGATGAAATTGATCTTCGGGCGCACAGATCGGACCGTTTGTTCCACCATCGCGCCGCCCTGATTGAGCTCGGCGACAATCGCGTCTGCGCTATGTAGATCGTAGGCGGCCACCGCCTGCCGCGCCCAGCCATTCGGCGTTTGTCGACACGATACGTCATCAAGGACGTATCCTCGCCCATCAACACCGAGGCCCGCGACGACGATACCTGTCTCGGCTTGCCCCTCCTCCGTGCCGGCAGAGGCTGCAGGGTCGATCGCGACCACAATGCGCTGCATATCCGGGAGCTTGTCAGTCTTTTTCCGACGCGTGTCATCGATCTTAGCCCTGGTCCAGAGCGCGCCGGGCGCATCGTCGAGGATCTCAGCGGAGAGTTCCTGCCGGCCGAGGCGCGTGCCCTCGTACCGCTTGGCGATCTGATCGAGGAATGACGGCGCGAGATTGATTTTGTTGTCGTAGGTACTGCCCCGCGTGACGGTCCAGCGCGGGTTGGTTATCAAGGCTTTCAAGAGCGGGATCGGTCGGGGCGTTGTGGTGATGCACTGCTTGGGCGCGTCGCCGAGGCGCAGCCCGAGCTGTAGCATGTCAAACGTTTCCTGGGCGTATCGCCACTTGGCGAGTTCGTCGAGCCAAGCGAGGTCGTGCTGCGGGCCACGGAGCTGATCGGGTTCCGTCGCGTTAAAGAGGGTCGCGGTCGCTCCATTAGGCCACGTAACACGTCTTTTGGACGGCTCATAGTTCGGGCGAAACCCCTTGGAATGCACTGCGAGCAGGCCGCTTTCGCCTTCGACCATCACGTCGCGCGCGTCGGCGGCGGTTTCAGCAACGAGCGCGACGCGGCTGTAGCGGCCCTTTTCGTGCGGGGTCGCGCCGCACACCATGGAGCGGACCCACTCGGCACCGGTGCGCGTCTTGCCGAAGCCGCGGCCGGCGAGGATGAGCCACCCGTCCCAATCGCCAGAGGGCGGCAGCTGCGACGGGCGCGCCCAGAACGGCCATTCGTACAAGAGCTTTGCCGCTTGGCTATTGCTGATCGTTTTCAGAGCCGCTTCCCTCTGCGCCTCGGGCATGGAGGCGAGCGAGGCGGCTTCGGAGCTCTGCAATTTCGCTATCATCCTTCACGACGAGCGGATTATCGGGGTCGCCCATGACCTTGTCGCCCCACTGCTTCGGGTTGAGCTTGGCGGCGTACCATTTACGGGCATCCATCTTCACGCGGGCGGAGGCGGGATCGGGATCGGTGTCAACGACACGCAGCACGTCCTCTGCCATCATCTCAGCGCGATCCAATCTCGCGCGCTCGTACAACTCCAGAAACTCCGGGTGCTTACTTTTCCAGTAGTAGACGGTGCTTTCGGCGATGCCGATTGCCTCGCACACGTCCTTCAGCGCGTAGGGGGAGCCGTCGATCTTGCGCGCCGTCAGGAGGCGGCAGATCTCCTCGGCGATCTCGACGTGGTAGTTACTTGGTCTGCCGCCCGGCATTTGTTTCACGTGCAACGTTTGAGCGCAGGGGGATGCTATAGCAGGGCCGGCCCCGATCATCGACGATCGTTTGAGCCTTGTCGAAATCGGGCACCATGCCTATGCGTGCGGCCGCATCCCGCATGGCGTCACCGCTCTTGCGGATGAGATCGTCGAGCGGCTCGAGGGCCGCGATGTCAATGGCTAGCGGGACAACAGGCATGCGATGGCCACCATAGCAGTGTCAGCGGTGCTGCCGCGAAGCGGCACGTTGAGGCCGAAGAATTTAGCCAGGGCCGCCAGTGCGAGAGCGAGCCCGATCCACCCGACGATGGTCCGTAGCTGGCTGATGGCGTCGCTCGCTGTCATCGCGTCTACCTTCTGAGTGCTCGCCGCACCAAGCGTCGGGCGTCATGCTAGGCCATAGCTGATTGCCGAGGCCCAACATGGTGGGCGGGTATCTACGGCAGCGCCCGGCCGTGGGGGATGTGCGGTGATAGTGTTTGCAGGTGGCGCAGGTGGTCACGAGCGCAGCGGGATCGCGTGGCCGGAGAAAGTGACGAGTGACCGCATGTTGCGGATCTTCTCGACGACGGTCGGCTCAGCGCGAGCGACGACCGGCTGCGGCGCGGGGAGGTTTGGGGCGGGCGCGGCTGGCAACACTGCCCGTGGCGGGAGGGTGGCCGGAGCGTGAGGCAGTGTGCGGATGCCGGGGCGCCCGCCCCAAATGATATGCGACCAGCGGTCCCAGTTGATCCACGTCCGGCGAGGAGAATTACGATGCTCCTCGGCCTCGACGAGGAGGCCGGCGAGGGAGAGAAACATGGAGAGCACGATCGTCGCGAGCAGAGCTTGGCCGAATTCTACGTCCTGCGTGGAGGCGCCGAATCTCGCATGCCAGAAGTTGACATCGGCGCGGGTGGACGACGTGACTGCAGCGACGCCTGCCGCCGCTTTGCGCGCCGCGTCGAGGCGCTCCTGCGCGATATGGAACTCCTCCTCGGTCGTGCCGCGCTCTATTGCCGTAGCCTTGGCGCTCACCGCCGCGCGATACTCATCGCAGAAGCGGCGCGTGTCGGGTCCCATGGTCCGGCCGCATTGCTCCGTGCGCTTCCAGAACCGATGCGACTTAGCCTTTGCGATGAGCGCCTCGGCGTCGCCGATGGTCGTGACCTCACGGCCGTTGATCGAGATCCCAGCGAGGGCCGTCAGCTTTTTCGAAATGCGATCGACGTCTGCGGCAGCGCGCGTGACGGCGCCGCGGACGTCTGCATGCTTGGTGTGCCCTTCAAGCCGGGCGGCCGACAGCGCGTCCTGGCTATTGGCGGCAACGGTCATGGCGCCGTTGAGGGACCACGCGACCGCGAATGCCCACACGGCTCCCCAGCCGAGTACGCCTCCGGCGCTGCGCTCAATCCATGCCCGGGTCATCTTCCGTGCCCCTCGATACTCAAAACCGACCGCGGCGAGGCCGAGCATTGTGAGGACGGCGAGCTGATAGGGGTCCTTGGCCCTGTCCTTGCCGTAGTAGACGACGGCGATCACGGCCGCGAGGATCACCATACGGACTAGGAGCAGATCCGGGTTGGCAAGATGCCGGCGGAGCCACGTCACCATCGGGCTTCTCCATGTGCGAGTGGCCCGCGGTGAGGCGGGCCTGTCTCAAGGCGCAATAAGGGATTGAGTGAGGGATGCTATCGACCCGGTCCCTCCTGCAGCACGCGCGCGGCACTTTCCGCATTGGCGCGGATGGCGATGGGGCTGCCCCGGATACTGCTTACAGTGATTTGGTGAGTCTTGCGGGACACACTGTGGGATAATGTGGTCCTTCGCTTCCTGGTGGTGGATCGGGCGGGACTCGAACCCGCGCCCCGCAGATTAAAAATCCGCCGCTCTGCCGCTGAGCTACCGATCCTGGCCCTTCGCTTACTTCAGTTGCGAACACTCATATGCGGCGTACTCCGCATCGGTCATGGCGTCGATGCGGGCATCCTCTTCAAGTTCTGCGGCATAGGCCGGCCGGATACGTCGCCACTCCTCGATCGTGGTGCAGTCGTTGCACACGGCAACACCATCGATCGGTTCCCAATCGCCGCCCATTGGCTCGCCGCCGCACCTGTCGCACACGTAGCCCCAGCCCGCCCCGGCGTAGTCGTCAATCGTGATGACGCCTCGCGCAGCGGCGGCGTCTAATTTTGGCTCCCGCTCCACCTCGGACATGCAAACGTCCGCACACCCGCAGTCGGCCTCCGCACACTCCTCCGTACTTCCGTGAGTGCGCCGAGGGCAATTATCTGCGAGGTCGCAATCGTAGCGCTCGCTGATCATGATTGCGTGCGCCTCTTCGGCGGTGGGCGCAATGCACGTGTCGCGGTAATCGCCGTGCTTAATGTCGAACGCCCACGCAAGCATGGGCCGAAGAGGTGTGGACGAGGCCGGAGCAGGAATCAAATCCGCAACGGCCGCGACTGGCATCGCCACGCTAGCTGCGGCAGCAGCGCCTCCGACCAGAAAGTCTCTCCGCGTCGTCACGATCCTGGCCTTTCTCTTCATCGTGCAGAAAACTGTGCGAGGCGGGCCGGGCGCTACTCCGGCTCGGCACATTCATTTGGCCCCCGTCGGGTCCGAGGTTGTCGAACAAGCTAACCTTCCGGCTGGGAGCCTGCCCGCATGCCGCCTACCTAGATGACGTGTCTGCGATTTTCCACGCCGCCGCCTCGCACAACCTTCCTGGCCTTTCGCTTACTTGTTCCCGCCGCGAAAATAGCGACCCTTGCGCCCCGCACTCTCGTCGACGCGCGATTGCAGGCGTGCCGCGATGCCCTTTGGACGCCCCGTCAGGTGCGCCGCAAGCGCCTTGCCGTGCGCGCCCTGATCACGTGCGATAGCGAGATCGCGTTGCTTGGCCTGCGTCGCCGGCGCCCACAGCGATGCCGTCCGGTTGAGGTCGTATAGCTCTTTGTATGCCTCGGCGTCGAGGCCGTCGCAGACATGGCACTGGATGCGCGTTCCGTCTGCGCTGGTGACGATCCGGCCCCGCGGCGGCAGATCGGTATCAGCCTGCGGCTCGGCTCGGGGCGACGGCCTATGCTCGCCCCGATAGGCAGCGAGATAGGCTAGGTACTTCCGGCGATCCTTGTGCGGCATCAGCCCCTCTTGAGCCTCGGGATGAGATCGTCGATATCGGCCGCGCGCTCGGTGAGCAGGCGCAGCAGCTCGGCTGTCACTCCGATGGGGATGGCGTTGTCGCCAGCGACCCATCGGCGCATCGTGCGGTCGTCAACATCCAGATCGCTAGAGAGTTCGGATTTCCATCGCGGCCCGTAGAGGGCCTCGCCGATCTGCTCAAGAAGTTCTGGACCGACACCCATGTTCCTGGCCTTTCTCTTCATCCTGCAGAAAGTTGTGCGAGGCGGGCCGGGCGCTACTCCGGCTGGGCAACATTAAGACGCATCCACTCCGCCCTCGACCTCGAGGCCACGTGTGGATGACACGTAGTCACCCCCTACTTTAATTGCGTGCGTGTCTGCTTTCCACGCCGCCGCCTCGCGCAACCTTCCGGTCCTTCGCTCACCTCGCGTCTCGCCCCAGCGAGCCGTACATCGGCTCCGGCTTTTCAATCAGGCCATCGATGCGAATGAAGCTGCCGTCGTCTGGCACTTCCGCGCGCCGTGATGCGGCCTCAGCAATATGCGATGTGGCGTACAGAGCTGCGTCACGCTCCGGCCCCCATCCCGCCCCCGTCCAGAACACTCGCTCGCCCTTGAGAGGGTCGTGCCGCGTGAGGATATACTTCATCGGTCCTGGCCTTTCTCTTCATCGTGCAGAAAACTGTGCGAGGCGGGCCGGGCGCTACTCCGGCTCGGCACATTCATTTG